ATAGATATGTGTTTAGGATAGCACTACTGAATGGGTCAAAACTTGTGCTTGAAGGTCCTGTTTCAAGACCTACTGTTCTACGGAATATAGCACGAACATTGATAAACTCGCTTGGAAGAGTATACGTATCAATGTTCTTGATAATCGTCATAAGGGTATAACTTTCAACAGTAGCGTTTTGGGCTCGTTGACGATATACCTTTATAGCATAATCATATGCTGCTTCAAAGTGCTGCGGATCTAATTCTAAATCAATAATACCGTCGCCTAAACGATAGCGAAGGTTCATGTATAGAGTTTCTTTAAGTTGCTCTAAATTAGCATTTGTTGGTACTGATAGTGGATCCGCTGACATGTTATATCCCGATTAATAATAGTATTTATCGGGATATAAATTTATGTAAACTCAAAAAACTGATCTCTAATCGAAACGTTTGCTGACATGTTCAGCATATTTTCTAATCTATTAGGTCTTATTCTAAACTTAAAATTTGTACCGTTATTTGAGTATTCCAAAACACCTAAAAATTCTTTAAATTGTTGTGAATCACTAAAGTTTGATCCGTTCTGATTTACGTATTGTGTAAGTTGCTGTCTTACATTTTCATAGTAATCAGCTATGCGTTCTTGTGCATCATCATTGTCCAAATAAGTTAAATCGACATCAGTGACCTTAGTTGTATCATGACTAATTGTCAACAAGGCTTGTAACTTACGATAAACCGCACTGTTGATATAATCTGTGTTGATGATATCGGCAGCAGTCATGCTTGCAATAGTCCAATTAGTATTGGATGAATCTTTTTTAGATTTTAACTCAATGTCATAATCAGACAAGTCAGGATTACCATTACCCGGATCTATAACTCGCAGTTCACTTTTAATAAGACTATCAATATATTTTCCATAAGCACCGTCGTCATCTTTATTCAGATGTTCAGGAAATTGATGTCCTACTAGTTTGTCAAAACTACGTTCTGCTACTCTAACTTTAGTAAGTTTTGGATATTTTTTATTAGCCATTATAAATCACCCGCTTTGCGATTCTCACTATAATGTACGTCAAACTGTCCGCCCGGATAACGTGCTTCAAGTTTCTTTACGTTCTCAGCAACTACATCATTTGGATCTAGGTCAAGTGCCCTGCAAGCATTGATCCAGTACCACATGATATCACCAAGTTCCCTCTTCATGTGAAAACGTGTTTCTTCAGTTAGGGGCTTACCCTGAAACACCATCTTCTTTACGATTTCTTGAAACTCACCAGTCTCACTACCTAGACCAATAGCACCACAAAGCAATAGCGGGACGTTGATATCTGGACCATGCATGTACTCACCGTCTGCACCATATGATTCATAATTAGCATCTAGGCGATCAAGACGATTCATGAAAAGTGTGAGGTCTTGGCTCTCTTTGCTAGTTACTGCTTCAACGAAATCTTTATACTTGTTTAAGTCAACGTTTTTCATAGTTTGTTATCCGCTATATCTCTAAAAATTTTCTTTCTCTGTTCTTCACCAATTAATGCATCAAAAATCTGTCTTGATTTATATGCCATAACAGATGCAATCATCAATAGTTCTTCTGTTGTTTGTACACTTCGCACAGCCTGCTCGACTGGAGCCATGTATACAGCCATTTTTAATTCTGCCTCTGAGGGCACTTCTGATTTATTTTCTTCTTGTGTCATACTAGTTCCTTAAACATTTCTTTTCTACCCTCTTCGCCTATTGTAGCATCAAAAATTTCTTTTGTACGCTGCATCATAGCACATGCTAACATTAACTGATCGTTTCGCGTTTGTAAAGTCAAAATGGTTGTATCGATTACAGTCATTAATGTTTCCATACGCTGTTCAATTGGATCGTAACTCTTACTCATTAGAATGCCCTCAATATAATCATGTTAGCGTTGAAGCGACCGTTTGGTGCTGCACCAACTGCTTTGATACTGTCAAAGAATTTACGAGCAGCAGGCTTGCTACCCATAATCTGCTTGATCTGCTCTTCAGGCTTACGCAATGTTTTGATCTGCGATTCCTTAGTACAGAAACCAAGAATAGTATTGCCCTTGACACCAATGCTCTTAGTGTACTCATCAGCAACATAGTGATGAAGTTTACGCTTCTTAGTATCGTAGACCCACGCTTCGCTGCAACCATGAAGTTTAGTGGGGCTAATACTCTCAAGTTCAAGTTTCTCCAACTTGAAAGTTTTGAGATACTTGAGTTTGCGTACAACCTTTTCTACCGGTACAGGCTTCTTAGCGCGGGGCTTCTTGCCTGCTTTCTTCATACCGATATATGCGTTCAAGTCAGCGATAATAGTTTGAATGTTACTGATAATGTTCTTCAACTGAACCTTACCGAAACGTTCGTATGCCTCATTCAACTGTTCGTCCTTACCTTCGAGGACATCTTCATATTCATTCAACTTACTTTCCCACGCACTCACCAATATAGGTACATGCTGTGGTAAAATGTTGCGCTGTGACAGCACATCCATTGCTTTGATACCGTCTTTACCAGCACCACTCTTTAGATAGTCATCCCACAATCCCTCAAGTTCACCACCAACTTGTAGAGTACGCTCACGCATAATTTCCTGAACGTTGGGGCGATTGCCTACTACAACTTGTTCATCATTAGTCTCTTCGGGTTGCGTTAATGCAACAAGACGATCAACTTCATTAGACAACTTATCAAGAGTGTCCTGATCGACATTGCTACCACGAACAATGCAACGTGCTAGCCAACCATACGTGGGCTTAATGTGACGCTCGTTGACTCGTCGAATAGTTTTGCTTAACTGTTGCTTTCCTGCAACTTCAAGATACTGCGCGATAAAGTCGCGGGCATCCTTCTTATCATAGAAGTGATTGTACCAATTAAATGCTTTGCTCAAGTCCCATGCATTACTAACAGCCTCGCTGTCGAATTTGGGCTCTGAACCAATATACTTCGCATCGGGATCGCGTGGATGCAACTCTTTGATTTCAGACTTAGTTTTCATTATAAAATAACTCCGTTTCTACGATCAATTTATACATTTTACTACAGACAGCAGGTAAAGTCAACACCTTTGTAAGTCATTGATTTTAATACTAAATACAACATATGCCAAAACTGTCTTTATATACCCCCGTTAAACAAAACGACTATAAGTTTATGGATAGAACAATATCCGAAATGTTAACTGTCGGGGGTACCGATTTATACATTCACAAGTATTTGGGTCCAAACGCACAGACTCCTAGCCCTGATTATACACAACCTCAGTATGTCAGTCCTAGCCCTACTCAAATACAAGATTTACTATTTTTAGAAAATCGTGATAGAGTATATGACCCAAACATTTATCGTTTGCGTGGTCATTACAATGTTCAGAATTTAGATTTCGATCTAAGTCAATTTGGCTTATTTCTAAATAATGACATTATTTTTATAACCGTTCACTACAACGATATGATCGATATCGTTGGTAGAAAATTAATGGTGGGCGACGTTCTTGAACTACCGCACTTGCTTGATTATAATCCTTTGAGAGAGGATATTCCAGTTGCATTAAAACGTTTCTATCAAATCACAGATGCTAACTTTGCAAGTGAAGGATTTAGTCAAACTTGGTATCCACACTTATGGCGCATTAAATGCGAACCACTTGTTGATAGCCAAGAGTTCAGTCAAATATTACAAGAGCCAATTAACCAAGACAATTATCTTGGTCAGTGGGATAAAGATAAAGGTTATCCTCCAGGCTATGTAATTACATATGGTGACAAAAATTATATCAGTATTACAGATGTACCACCCGGAGTATTTCCTCCCAACCCTGCATACTGGCAAGAAGATACTGGTCAAAGTCTAAAAGATATACTTGCTACTTACAACAAAAATATTGAGATCAATAATGCTCAATTGGAAGAAGCCAAACGTATATTACCTAAGGCAGGTTACGACAATTCAAATCTATATGTTGTTCCAACATATGGTATCTATGAAGCAAATGATACATTAAGTAACAAACTTGATCAGCCTGCTCCACCTATTAACGTAGTAACTTACTCAGGCGGAAGCCCGGGTACTGGAAGCTTCGCTACTGTAGTTTACATGAAGCATCCTAAGTATAAGAAAGCAGCGCCAGCAATTAAAATTTCAAAAGATACATTAAAGTCTATTTGGGATTTAACTGCGGACATGGATCATATTGACAAACTAGATAAGTTTGTTCAAACTAGTTTGCAGATTGTAGAAGAAGCTCCTGAATTAACAAGCAGCGGCAGTGGACCATTAGTAGGCAATCAAGTATTAACTGTTCAATCTATGGGTCCAATCACTGGCCCATATGGTACAGCAGACAATACTTACGCAACTGCTGATGCTGATCTAACACAACCGGGCTTTACAGGCACTGTATCACCTGACATGGACTGGAGAGCGGACTGTATTCCAGGATTCCAGTATATTACAAGAGCAAGTCCAAGAAGCTTTGGTTATGAAGCAGGCTACTTGACAGGCGACGGTACAGCACCAAACGGTTATCCGACAGGTGCAGGTATCAGCTTCCCACAAAATCCACAAGTGGGTGATTACTTCTTACGTATTGACTATGCACCACAGATACTATTCAGATGGAATGGTCAGATGTGGGTTCGTATTAGCGAAAATGTCAGAACAGAAACCGGCTTTACACTAGATGATAAATCACAACTATCAGGATTTATAAATGATAATGGTGAGATTTTCCTAAACGCTACACAGGAAGTTGTGCCAGAAGCACAACCACTTTCATCTGTACTAAGCATAGCGCCCGACAACTTACCCCCATTACCTTAAGAGTAACACATGGCACAATTTTTTTACGACAATCAGATACGCAGATTCTTATTACAGTTTGCTAAAATATTTTCAAACTGGTATGTAACAAAAGGTAAGGATCCTAATGGCAATGACATACTTGTACGTGTGCCTATTATGTACGGTGATCAGAGCAGACAGGTATCCACTGTAATTGCAAACAACAGTGCAAGCAATTTGCCAAGCGCACCATTGATTACGTACTATATTACAGCATTAGAATACGATCAACGTAGAACACAAGTGCCTACATTCGTTGATAAAATAAATGTTCGTCAACGTGCGTACAATACAGAAACACAGAGCTATGAACAAGTACAAGGACAAGCATTCTCAATTGATAGATTGATGCCAGTACCATACACATTGCGTGTTCAAGTAGATTTTTGGACTACAAACTATAATCAAAAATTAGAATTGATTGAGCAATTAGGTACATTGTTTAATCCTAGTCTTGAAATACAAAGCACAGATAACTTTGTTGACTGGACTTCATTGAGTGTCGTTTATCAAGATGGATTAACTTTTAGTAGCAGAACGATTCCGCAAGGCACAGGAAATCCTATCGATGTTATGACTTGGAAGTTCTATATGCCTATATGGATCAGCACAACTTCTAAACTGAAGAAACTAGGGGTTATCGAAAAAGTTATTGCAAGTATATTCTCAGGCAATGCTATACAAGATATGGCAGATGATGATTTATTATTAGGTACTCGTCAAAAGATTACTCCGTATGGTTATAAAGTTTTATTAATTGGCAATACACTACAGTTATTACCAAATGCTAGTGCGTTTAATCCTCCAAATACTGATTTGGATAATCCAACACCGCCTAATACTGACTTGTATTGGCCAAGCTTACTAAACGTATATGGCGCATATAGACCAGGTATTAGTCAGATATGGTTACAAAATCCATATATGGATACTGACATTGTGGGTACAATTGTTGTTGATCCTACCGATGCGCGTTATTTGATTTACAATATTGACGTAGACACACTACCTCAAAATACATTAGATCCAGTAAACGCTGTTATTAATCCTCAATTACAAGGACCAAACGCAGGACTGCCAGGACCTATACCAGGTATTAGATATTTGATTGTAGAAGATATCGGAGAAGAGGGTGTATCAACTATAGCCTGGGGTAATTTAGTAGCCAAAGCAAATGACATCATACAGTTTACTGGCACAGAATGGATAGTAAGTTTTGAAGCTGCCGCTGCAACTACAGTTGAGTATGTCACTAACATGACTACTAATATACAATATCGTTATGTAGATGAAGAAGGGCAATGGATGAAATCATATGAAGGTTGGTATCAATCGGGTGATTTTAGTATTGTAATTTAACCATTTAGATGTTACAATTTCTTAATGACTAATACTTCGGCGGGAATATTTTTTTATTGCACCTCTACAAATAGGTTTCTATTCTTATTAAGAAATGATAAGAATGGAAATACTTGGAGTATTCCTGGCGGTAAGATTGAAAAAGATGAAACTCTTTTTACGGGACTGGAAAGAGAATGTGCAGAAGAGATAGGATACTTTCCCGAAAATGCAAAATTAATTCCCATACAAAAATTTGTCAATAATACATTTACATATCATACATTTTTTTGTGCTGTTACTTC